GGCCCGCAAGGGTCCGCGAGTTCGAGTCTCGCACCCTCCGCTATACTGAAGCAAAAGTTGTTCCTATTGCCGCGAGGCACTAACCTTTTAAGTTTGTTTACAACTCGCTTCATATCTGGGGACGTAGCTCAGCTAGTAGAGCGGCGGACTGAAAATCCGTATGTCGAAGGCGCGCACCCTTCCGTTCCCATAAATCTTTGTTATAAGCCTGAACGAAGGTGTAACCCATACACAAGTGAGTTCGGGGTGGCGGTTGGTTGGGGACCTACTGAAGTAAGCAAAGCGTTCAAAGATCGAAACTTGTTGCAGTGTGAAAAGCTGTGGAAAAAGAACCTACCCGCGCAGTGTGTAAGTCGAAACGGGTGGCCTAAGGGGTAACGCGGCTTGTGCCTTATAAAAAAGAGCAGCCGACCACGGTCCTTAACTCAATTGGTTCAGAGTGCCTCTCTTACACGGAGGAAGTTCGGGGTTCGAGTCCCTGAGGGCCGACTAAAATGGGCCTCTAGCTTAATATGGCCTAGAGCGATTAAGATGAGGCAATTGTAAGTCCTTTAGCACTTATATAGATGCTGGTTCGATTCCAGCGGGGCCCGCTAAAAAAACATTAAAGGTTGTAAAATGAAAAAGAAACAGAGGGCATAACCTTCTATTCAGTCCATTGGAATTGAAGGTGCCCAGCAACAAATGGAAACACATTTCAATTCTTATGGACCGTTAGCTCAACCTGCGTAGAGCAATTGGCTTTTAACCAATAGGTTATGGGTTCGAATCCCATACGGTTCAAATACGGGCCACTAGCTCAACGGTAGAGCAACAGACTCTTAATCTGTGGGTTCTGGGTTCAAATCCCAGGTGGCTCAACTCGGTAAGTAGAGTTCTCGAGACAACGCTTACCTTTATATGGGCCCATAGCTCAATCGGTTAGAGCAACATCCTTTTAAGATGTGGGTTCCCAGTTCAATTCTGGGTGGGCTCACTTTTATGCCACAATAGCTCAAAGAATTGGCAACAGAAAACGCATTTTGTAAGTCGGTCCTGAATAGGAATGTTTGCAAAGTTCGTGGTAGCAGCAGCCCTGTGAAAAAGGGAAGATCTGGGTTCGAGCCCCAGTTGTGACTCTAAAAATTATGTACCCGTCATATAGTGGTTATTATGCGGCCTTGCCAAGGCTGACACGGGGGTTCGACTCCCCTCGGGTGCTCTCGCAAAGAACACGGTCAAAATGTTCCTAATAAGCTTAGAGGCCATTTGAGCGTTCATCACGGGACGCTGCTGCTCAAGGTATTGCAAGTACTGCTCAAATCATTAGGACGACACAAGGATTCCTTGCAAAGGGGATGCGGCAAACTTGCAGCCACCACTAACGAGGTGTAAACTGAGGAGCGTGAAGAATCAGATCTTGCATCTCTACTTTGCAACTTTTCGGGTCATTAGCTCATTCGGTTAGAGCAGGTGACTCATAATCACTTGGTGCGTGGTTCAAATCCACGATGGCCCATAGGAGGGCAATATGAAACACGGGTACACAGCTTATTGGGCAAAGAACAAAAAGACAGGCGAAGTTTATGGTCTTGATGTTCAATGGTATACTCCTGAAATGATTGCTCTCAACAAAAGATTTACTTATGTAATTCAGAACGACAGAGAACAGAATGCAAAAGACTTAATAAACGGTGTTAAGTTTCAACTTGAGCATAAAACATCAGAAGACGAAAAAATAGAAAATCTTGACTTATATAAAGATTACGAAAAGACTGGAAGATTGCTTACAGCACAACTTCAAACTCGCGGTTTTCTTTCATTCCTTTATGAACAGAAAACAAAAATGAGACCTTACCCTTTATTTATTGAAGAAAATATAGGTGAGAAGTTGAAGCAGGTTGATTGGAAAGATTACGATTTCTTTGCAACAAAAGCAAAGGGCAAAAACGCGCCTTATAAGCTTGATGAAAAAATTGCAAAGTTTAACGATAAAAGACATTCCAAGTCACAGGTTTTTATGTTAATATTGAATTAAAGAGTAAGGCAATCAAAAGCGTAGCTAACGAGTAGATTGTCCGATATACAATCAGCATCGAAGTGCAGTTGGCACCACAACTTCACGGAGCCCTGATTGGGTGAAACGGCACAGAGATAAGTGACAAGAGCATTGGTGTAGCATCGACTTATCTAAAGCTAAAGTAACAGAGTATCGTTAAAGGTTCCGGATTGTTAGGGCTTGATGATATGAGAACCCTAATTCTCGCAGGTGTTATTTACTCTTTTTATATCGAGGGGTGGCGGAATTGGTAGACGCGGCAGACTCAAAATCTGCTGTCCGAAAGGACGTGAGGGTTCAAGTCCCTCCCTCTCGACTAATTATTTATGAAGAAACTTTTATGTATGCTTATCGCACTTTTTGCGTTGTCAACTGGAGTTTTTGCAACAAACTTCAAAGCAACAGTAAAGGGTGAGGTTTTTGTAAAGACAGAAGAAGGCGAGATGATTCCTCTTGAAGAGGAAGATTCAATTTCCGATGATGATGTAATTATTATCATCGAAGAAAAAGCTTCAATAACTTTCTTCGTAAATGAAACAAAGATTGTTATTAGAAAGCCTGGGACTTACAAAGTAGCAGATATTATCAAAAAGGCATCTTAATGAGCGAAAAGATTATTAAGAATATGTCAATAGGCGTTATCATTTATGCAATCGCCTATATGTTGATAACTTGCTTATATTGTGCTCCTCGCATTCTTGCTGAGTATTCAAGTTTTGATGTGTCTCATTTGACTGAAAACTTCGAGTTCCCAATTGACATTTTCTCTTGGGGTTTACTTGCAATATGTGCAGGATATTCAGGCGCTGACATTGGCTTTGGCAGAGGTAAATTGAAAACTCAAAGTCAAGGTGAGATTAAAAAAGACAAAGTTTTGCAAGTTATTATTTTGCTTATCTTAATATTATTGGAAAGCACAATATTCAACTTGTTTATTGGCCACGATTTTATATCAGTGACTGAATACGGCAAGCAAATATTTAGAGGTATAAAGCTGCCGCTTGATGGCATTTCAACCGCTCTCGTATCAACTATTGTCATTTACATTACGGGCAATCAGATTGCAATGACAAAAGATACAAAAGAAGAGGTTGATGAAGTAGAAAATAAAGCATAGGTTGTTCCTATTAAAGAGATTAAAACGTCCTGCCCTTTGGCTTGTGGGTTCGAGTCCCACCGTCATCGAGATACTGATGATGTGGCGGAATTGGCAAACGCGGGATGTCCCTCTACAACCCGCTTATTTTATATTTTCGGTCATTGGCGCAATCGGTAGACGCGGGTGACTTAGGATCATCACTTTATAGGTTCGAGTCCTATATGGCCGACTTTCTGTTAATATATCTTTATGGAATTGAACGAATTAAGTAAAGAAGTATTGAACAGTAATCTTTCTGACGAAGCAAAGATTGAAATTATGAAAGCTTTGTTCGGACAGAGAGATGAGAAGTATGTGCCACCTTATCAAATCACATACCCATATATTGTCAAAGAAGTTCCACCAAGAAGAAACTGGTGGGAAGACATAACTTGTGGCGATGGCGATTGGTGGGAGCAACAAAGATTAAACGGAATTGCTGATGTTGAGTCAATAATTCATCCGAAAGTCATTTATTGATTTTGGAGGAGTGGCCCAGTGGTTACGGCGGGGGATTGCTAATCCTCTGGTTGGCGTAAGCCGCCGCGCGAGTTCGAATCTCGCCTCCTCCGCTAACCTGTACGAGATGGTATCAAATTCAGGTGAAGGTTTGGTAGTACCTTATGGCAATTTGAAAAAGCTTACCTGACGGTAGGGGACAACGTCATAAAACAAGACTCGATGTTGGCAACACTTTGATAGCCGATAGTTTTGCAGGGTTCTATCGTTGCATCGCCTCAAGGCGCTATGAACACGGTGCCGTCAGTGTTTAATGAGGAACTTAATAGGATGTAGCAATCTTCTACTTGCCTGAAGAAATACCCTGTGTTTGGTGGATAAGTTCATATAGTTGAACGCCGCCCTCATAAGGCGGATGTACGTGGTGCAAGTCCACGATCCACCACGATTGGAAGGTTGAGATATGGTAGTATCAGAAGATCAGTTGAATGAACTTTACAAGAGAGTAAGCATTGCTTGCAAAAACTTTCCGCAACTTCGCTATGGACAGGCAATGTTCAATGAAGCTTATTCAATGTGGCCTGAATTTGTAAACACAATTCGTGGTACTGACGATGACTGCTTCTACCGTGATGACAAAGTGAAAGCTTTCCTTAGTCATTTTGAAGTTGCGAAATAAAATCCCACCCCTTACAAGGAAAGGCAGGCGTAAGCTTGCCTTTTGTTTTTTAAACTAATTGATATGATATTTAAGAGAGGTCGTTCAAATTTAGCTTGCACAATCTTTGTGCCATTCGATTGTACTAATAAGTGTCCGTTTTGTAATTCAAAAGAAATGTATGACAGGATTGATAAAAATCTTGACTTGATTATAGAAAGAATTAAAGTCTTAAACAAATCAGATTTCTTTAATGAATATGTTATTACAGGCGGCGAGCCAACTGCAAATCTTGAAGAACTTAAAATGATTGTTGATGCTTGTGAGAAGCCTGTATTTATCAACACAACTCTTCCAAAGTTTGCAAACTTAAACAAGATTATTTATTACATCAACAATGAGCCTAAGATAAGAGGCGTAAATATTTCAAGACATATCGGATTTAAGTTTCCTAATGGCGCGGAACTTGAAGATATTGATTTAATACAAAAGCCTATAAGAATGAACACAGTTATCAATCCTGCATTTGACTTTGATAAGTTTCTTGACTTTTGTCATTATTGGGGTAAAGACGGAAAGAGAATGATTAACCTCCGCGCCGACTATACAACAATCGACAATCTTACATTAAAGAACCGTGATGACATTTGCGATAAGCTTCTTGCTGTTGCAGATAATATCGGAAACGGCGGATGTATGGTTTGCCACGAAAATGAATTCGTTTATGACGGCATAATGATTTCTTATCACAGAGGATTGCAACATTCTTCTTTCAAAATCAACGATGATCTTATGTTTATAAATGACATCATAATAACACCTGACGGAAAAGTTTATCCTGACTGGGACTTTGTTGAGAATACAGAATTCTGCCAAGATCTTGGTTTGTAAGACTAAATAATATGAGAGAAGAACTATTCAAAATGATTGAAAGTGAAGAAGAAAATTATCAGCTCACACCTGATGGACTTGAAATCAGTTGCGCTTTGGTAATTCAAAACCCAGAAGGAGAAATCCTCGGTTGCCATTCTACAGGTAAAAGATGGGGACCGACAACATTTGATTTACCTAAAGGACATCAGGATGTAGGTGAAGACCCACTTGATACTGCTATTCGTGAATGCCGTGAAGAAACAGGACTTGACTTTTCCGACAGAAAAGCTGACATTGTTGACCTCGGCACAGTCGATTATATATCTACAAAAGTTTTGCATATCTTTTATCTTGCAGCTGAAATCCCAGACCTTGATACATTACATTGTGACTCAATGTTTACTGACCCTTGGGGAAGACAAAGACCTGAAGTTAATGGATTTGCAAAGATTAAGCCTAATGAAAAGCAAATGTTTTTCAAGTCAATTCAAAAGGCTTTGGAGAGGGTAGGATTATGAACTACAAGTTTTTCAACAACTGCGACGAGATGTTAACATATTATTTTGAAAATGGTATGGACACTTGTTTCGACTTGGTTTTGGAACAAATTGAAAAAGATGAATGTTATCTTGATGATGATTGGATTCAATGGTGTGTTGTTGAATTTGAAGAAGGCGACTCAGTACAGCCGCTTGCTTTGATAGGAACAAGAAGAGTTCCTTGCGTTATGAATTCAACACATATTTCCTCTTATGAGGTTAATATAAATTACAGGAGTCTCGGTTTCGGTAAGCTGATTTTGAAAGAGTTTATGGACAATTATTGTGAGCCTATTGTGACTTTGTATGCCGAGGATAAAAATAGAGGCTTTTACGAGAAGCTTGGATTTGTCAAACAAACAGAGCCTTATTTTTATGTAAAAGACGATGCACAGAAGAAGTAAAGATGACTTGGAATGGCAAGAGGCCAAAAAGAAAGTCGATTTAAGAGACGGCCATTATTGCAGATGGTATATGATATTATTACCGTGGGAAGTCGAAGAATTAAAAAAGTTGGAGCCTCCTGCTTGGATGTTGACACAAATTGACCACGCCCACGTTGAGCCTGTAGGTAATTATCTTAATCAAGCCTATGACATTGATAACATTTATAACTTATCTCGTTGGGCTCATACTCATATCGACAACTTAATAAATCCTCTTACCAACTTACCGATGGAAAAGAACGAACAATGGTACTGGTGGGTTCGTATTCGTTTTAAGAAAACTTGGTCATACGACAAAGATTTAGACTATGAAGATTTATACAAATGTATGGCCGAACAAAAAGAAGATAAGAAGAAAAAAGATGTAATGTCTTGGTGGTAAAATCAAATGAAAAATTTTTTGAAAAAGTATTGGTTGCACATTAGCTGTGTAATTATCTGGGCGGCTATCGCTATTTTAGTTTATACAGGTTATAATATGTATAAAGACAATCAAATGTATAAGCAAGTTGCCGCTAATCAGCCTGTCGTAATGATTGAGAAAATTGAAAAAGTTGAAATCAACAATTATAATGCGCCTGTGTTTATTACTGAAACAGTTCCTGCTGAAAAAGTATTGTCTCAGGAATGCTTTGTCAGAACAATTTATGAAGCAACAAGAACTTGGGATAAGCGTAATACTTTTCAATACACTGATGCTGTTAATCTTTATTACTTAATTACAGCTGCTGCTTCAAATCATTGTCTTAATCAAAAGTTGGGATTTATGATTGCACATATTGAATCTGACTTCCGTGCAAATGCAGTATCAGGCGCAGGCGCAGTTGGCTTGTGTCAGATAATGAACGGTTGTTTGAATGAATATAATGACAATCACGCAGTAAAGTATACAATGCAAGATATGCTTGACCCTGAGAAAAATCTTGAAGTAGGTTTTTGGTATTATGCTCGTATCTTAAATCATTATGATAAATATTACGGCTATATCACAAGGACTGATTTGCAAACTGAATTAAGAGATGCTTATATTGCATACAATTATGGAGTGACCCGTTTTAGTCAGATTGGTCGTTGGGGAAGAAACGAATTAAGACAAGGTCGTTATCCTGAAAATATTTACAATGCAAAAATAGGTGATACTTATACTCCTGCATTAAGATTAAAGGACATATCTCAATATTACTTTTAAGTCAACTAATTATTTATGAAGATGAGTGTTGTATTTTCTAAGTATATGGAAGGCCAACAGGTTTCCGCATACGACAAGAATGATAATATTATTGATGGTGTAGTTCGCATTAAAGAAGGCAAAAAGTATATTCTTTCTGACGACAGCAAAGTATACTTAATGACTGAAATGAAAAAGATTAAGCAAGTAGGTCGCCGTCTTAATGAGGAAGCTGAAGCTGCTTATGCTGACAGCCTTAAACAATTTTCTGACTATTACCAAAACACATTCGATACCGAAAAAGTTGAAAAAGCAAACGACGATGTAAAAGAAAAAATTATCAATCAGTATGCAGATAATTCTGACGACTCTGCAGTTAAAGCAAATAAAGAAGCATTTATTAAAGACGCTTTGACAACAATGAACACTGCTGCTGCTGCTGAACAAATTGAGGCAGGCAACTCAACAGTTGATGTTGAAATTGAAAAGCTTAAGAAAGAACAAGATGATGGCGAATTGCAGGAGTCTTTGTTTGATAACAGAAAAATCCAAAAAGCAATTCTTCGTGAGATGGAAGTTGAAAAGCAAGAAGGCGCTGAATATTTGCAACCTCGCGATGAATATGGTCTTCGTGCTGATCTTCGCGCTGATGCAGTTGATTATTGTACTATGATGATTGACCGTGGTGTAAACAAAGACACAATCATTCAGGACTTACAACTTGAATATGAAATCAGCAAAGACGAAGCTGAAAAGATGTACAACGATATTGCAGTTGATATTGATTGGGAAGCTATGGGAATTGTTGATGACGATTTCGGAACAAAATCTTCAGCAAGCACATTCGATGAATTTGACGAAGTTGAAGAAAAGTTTGAAGAAGCTTTGAACAATATTCCAAAGGAACTTGCAGGAAGTAAAGCAGTTGTCCATTATCTTGCTGAAACATTCAATCTTGATGCTGAAAAAGCCTTAAAAGAAACAAATAACATTGGCGATGCAGTTATGAATCTGTTTGAACAATGTAAAGCAAAATAAATCCTGAAGCCGCAGCTGCGGCTTTTTTAGTTAATATATACAATATGACAGGAAAAGAATATCTCGAGGAACAAATACAACCCTTACACAATAATTCTTATTCACTTTTACAATACCCAGAAGAAGAGGACATCTTACGCTGTCCTTACTGCGGCGAAAAAATGAAACAAACATTTGAAGGTGATGGCAAACTATTCAGAATGTGGTGTGATTGCGAAGGCGCAAAAGATGAAAAAGAAAGAATTCAAAGACTTGATGAATACAGAAAAGATTATGAAGATGCTTTAAGAACATACGAAAGTTGGAAAGCAGAATGTGAAAAACTTGCAATAGAGTCAGGTATCAAATTTGCTGCTCAACATTATATGTCTTTGAAGCCACAAAGAGATAAGTTTGACTCGGAAATCGAACAACTTGCTAAATAATAAATTCGGAGGTTTTAATTGTCAAATAAAGTATTGACTTTTGGTGCAGATGCCCGTCACAAAATGTTGGCAGGTATTGAAAAGCTTGAAAAAGCAGTTGTAGCAACCCTTGGACCAAAAGGAAGATGTGTTGCATTTTATCGTGGAACATCCCACCCAGTATATACAAAAGACGGTGTATCAGTATCAAGAGAGATATGGTTGAAGGACCATCTTGAAAATTGTGGTGCTTGTACACTTAAAGAAGCAGGTGAAAAAACAAACAGTGAAGCAGGAGACGGAACGACAACAACACAGTTCCTAGGAGCTGAACTTTGTAAAGCAGGCGTTTCATTAGTTGACTCAGGAAAAGAGCCTGTTGAAATTCAAAAAGGTTTTGATGCTGCTTGTGAAGAAGTTTTGAACAAGCTTGACAAATACAAAAAAGTAATCACAAGTGATAAAGATATTTTATCAGTTGCAACAATTTCAGCAAACAATGACCCAATAGTTGGTCAGAATGTTTTGAAAGCATTTACTTCAATCGGAGAAGGCGGTGTTGTAAATGTTCTTGACTCACATAACAAAAGTGGTAAGACAATCATTTCAGTATCAGACGGTATGGAATGGCCTACAGGTTTGACTGCAGGTCGTATGGTAAACAACAAGAAAGCTGAATCATACGAAGTTAAAAATCCAAAAATTGCAATCTTTGACTTTGAGCCTACTCTTGAAGATGCAACTGAATTGCTCAACTTCTGTTTAGGTAAATCTTTACCTTGTGTTCTTATTGCTGAATCTTTTGATGAAGACCTTGATACTATGTGTGTAAAGATGGACATTGAAAGAAAAGCAAACTTTGCTCTTGTTAAAGCACCGGGAGTGAATTCAATTGATATGAGCGAACGCCTTAAAGATATTGCAGTTCTTACAGGAACACATATTATTAAGGACCGTGAAGACCTTAAAAATTTCGATACTGAAAAAGACTTTGGTTCTTGTGGTTCTTTTAAGGCATCAATGTTCAAGACAACTATTGAAGACGGTGCGGGAAGCGATGATGATGTTGATGCTCGTGTTGCTGAAATCAAAAAAGATATTGAAAAAGGCCTTGCTGATGAAGATGTTGGCTTATCAACAGAAGAAGTAAAAGTTATGAACAAACGTATTGCTGCTCTCACAGGCGGTATTGCAACAATCTCAGTTGGCGGTCTTACTGAAACTCGTGTAAAGGAATTGTATGACCGTTATGTCGATGCTGTTTGTGCGGTAAATGCTGCAATCTCTGATGGTATCGTCCCAGGCGGTGGTTCTGCATTATTGAAAGCTGCTCGTGATGTTCGTCAGGAAAAAAGAGACTTCCCTAACGATTCTTATCGTGCAGGATTTGAAGCATTACTTGATGTATGTCGTCTTCCTGCTACTCAGATTATTCAATCTGTCACAAAAGATTACGCATACATTGTTTCAAGTATTGAACACGATGCAAGAGACGAAAGTGGATATGATGCAAAGAACGAAAAGATGGAAGACGATATGTTTGCAGCAGGTGTAATTGACCCACTTAAGGTTGAAAAGACTGCTCTTAAATATGCGACATCAGTTGCAGGTATTCTTATTACAACAGAATGCGTCGTTTCTCCTGAAGCACAAAATATTGACCTTGTACCAAAAGACGAATTGTCTGCAAGAGTAGATGAAAATTACGGAGGCGGGTACTAATGCCAAGTAAAATGAATGCTGCAATGTCTGCAGCAAGACAAGAAAAAATTACAAAGGGACTTGATGATGTTCAGGTTCTTATGAACAATTGGAAATTCAACAACTCAGGTGGAGATATTCTTACACATCGTTATAAGAAGCCTAAGGTTGAATATTGGCAAGTAAAGATTATTTACAACAATGAAGTTGAAATTCGTACAGGAATATTTAAGAAAGAGAAGCTCAATATTCCTTTCGAGTTTTCTGCTCCTTTTATCAATTCAACTCAGGAAGAAGCAGTTGGTTATGCAAAGTTCTTCTTGGAAGATTTGATTAAAAATGGAGACTTGCCTGAAGAGGTTGTAGTTAATGGTAAGGTGAATGATGAACTTATCAAAATTGCAACAGTAAAAGTTGAGCTTGCTTATATGGAAAGAGATGTATCAGATAAATAAAAGATTTTTTATCGGCATTGGAATTGTTGAAGCTATCTGCCTTATATTTTGGATTTTCGGGGCAATCGGATTTCCTGTATGGGCAGCAGCTGCAATAACATTGATTTTCAATTCAGCCTACTTTACATTATTCTTTGTAGGCTTGAAAATGATTAACGATGAAGATGCTGCATTACAGAAACAAATTGATGCCCACGACCCAAACCTTGTTTTCAAAATTTCAAAAGATGACGCAAAAAAGTTTGTGAAAGAAGGCGCAATAATGGTTGATGGCAAAGAACTCATAAATAAGGATTTTGCATTATGGAAAGAAAACAAGAAACATCAGGAAAAACAGTAATCACAATTCCTAAAGGAAAAGTATTAAAGGACTTCAACTTTTTCTGTAAGAGACACGGTAATCTTGGAAGTTGTGCAAACAACCCAGCGGTGCTTGTTTCAAGAATAAATTATGTTGACCCGACTGGAGCAAAGCAAGAAAAGCAAGAGGCATTTTGTATGGCTTGTCTTGCTGAGTATTTGGAAAGTTTGCAAAAGCAAGGCTTCTTGTCTCAGGTTGCGATAGTTCCTATTGTTGCAAATGCAGAGGAAGAGAAGAAAGATGCTTAAATGGGTTATTGCATTTATTGTATTCGTTGTATATTCAATCGTAATGTTTTGGTTCGGCGCAGGATATGGACGACAGGACGCAGCTGATTATTATACATCAAAATACGGTTCAGATGCTCAAAGAGAATGGATAAGAAACAGAAGGATTCTTGAACAAACTATAGAGGATAATGCAAGAAAACACATTGAAGTTATGAAAGCTCTTGATACTCATCGCGCCACTTCGGATGATGCTTGTTCAACCACTGCACCATCGGCTTAATATCGTCGCCGAAAACAAAATTAACATTTGGGTTTTGGTCCATCTTACATTGGTCTGATGGACGAAGCCAACCTTTCACTTCATAATAATTTCCGTTTACAATAAAGTCTGGGTAAAACTTTCTGAGTTTACCGTTTTCATCTGTGTAAGGAAAATTGTCTGTATGATTTCTTACAACTACTGCGGCATTACATTCTTTTTGATATAAGTAAAAAGCATATTCCCAATAAGAGTCAAAACGTTCTCCATCAGCAAAACCTTTTGTACCTTGTTGTCCGTGAGGCCTCATTGCTGCATTTACAACACAATCAAGGTTTGTAAGATGGTCGATGTTATCAATATAATCTTCCATTTCATCAACATAAAACGGATGAAGCTTATGAGTCTTTTGAATTGTATGTATGTTATTTTCAAAATGTGGAAGAATTGTTTTCATATTCAATTAGCAAAAAATAAGGCGTTGCTTAACGCAACGCCTGTTATATCAACTTTTTAAGTTTACGCTTTCAATGAAGGAATTACATCGAACACGAAGAAGTTCATCTTAATGTCGTTGTTAATTCTATCAAGTGTTAAGCGGTCCTGACTTCTAATGCCGTTCTTTTCAGCAAAGTCATCAGCGCGCTGCATCCACTTACCAGCAAGTTCAGCAATAATACGGAACTGCAATTTTTGGTCGATAATAACTCTCTTACCTTTTACTGCTCCACCGTGATTTGCAATATCAACAGCTGCAATCAAGTTTGCGAATGCAACCTTCTTTGCGTATTCAACGATTTCCATTGAAGACTCTGTTTCAACATCAGTAAGAAGGTTTGGAAGGATTTCAGAAAGACGAGCAAGGAACTCTTCCTGTGTCAAAGACAATTCATAAGAAAGTGTTCTTGACAATACTGCGTCATTCAAATCAGATTTTCTCAAGTTTGAAATCATTATGAGTCTTGAAGTGAAACGCCATTTTGGAGGAATTTCAACATCATCTTCATAATCATTGTCAAGCTGATTGAGCTGCTCTGCAAGCTCCTGATCTTCCTCTGACAATTCTCCGTCCCAGTTATCATCGTCATCATTTACTGTAGATTCGTTCATTAAGCCGAGACCAAAATAATCACCTGTATCAAGTACGCTTCTTGACTCTCTTACAGGTTTCTTTGTTTCAACAATCTTAAACTTTTTGAGTTCTTCAGGTTCGATAGCTTCATTCAAAACTTCTTCACCTTCAATTGACATTACCAAACGTCCTTCACGGAGCTTGTCTGTGTCGATTGAGAACTCAACGCCTTCACGCATTTCAGCTTTAGCTTCGTTAGCCAAAATCTTTGATGCAAGTGCACGAATTGATGCAGGTGTTGTAATGTACTTAGGGTTCTTTTCTGTGTTATCCAAGTCCAACATACCTTTCAAGAGGTTCTGAATTGCTTGGTCTTTTGCAAGAACGAATGAGTCACAGTCATCGAGAACGATAACTTTGTTCTGTCTGTTCTTGTAGAAGAAAGATACCATATTTGATGCAGCCTTACCAATATCACCTGAGTTCCATTCAATTGAATAACCCTTCTTTGAGAGGGCGCCTTTTGGGAACTCAACCTGCATAGCTTTCTTTACAGAATATGTCTTACCAACTCCAGGGTCACCGTAGATGAAAGCGTGGTGCTTAATACCCTTTCCTTGGAAAATTGTCTTTGCGATTGAATAGATTGTTGAGAACTTATCTTCAGCAGAATCTTTTGCTGACATAACTTCATCAATACCATCACCACCAGAAGTAACGAGTTCCTTTGCGAGGTCATTTGTTAAATCATCTGCAGAAAATGGTTTTGCAGGTTCAACAGAAGCCTGTGAAGCAACAGCTGGGTTTTTTGCCAAATAAGCATTCAACTGTTTCTCTGCTTCGTCGCGGTGTGATTTATAATATTTTGCAGTTGGTACATCTGCAGGTAAAGAATCGATAAAACCGTCTACATCAATTTTACCGCCGTTCTTTGCAACATAATCTTTGATAGCGTTCTTGATTGAGAAACCTTCCTCCATCTTTTCGCTACCATTTGTCATATAGGCTGTCCAGAAAGCTTCGCGCATCTCTGCAGCGTTTGCTGTATATTCTGGGTCATCCTTAGAATCATATTGCAATTCAGCAGGAAGTGACTGTGGGTTTTCGAGGATTGACTCTACCTCACCAACCATATCTCTTGAGTCCAAGAGTGTGTTAGTTACTTCTTCCATCTTATTCTCCATTAAAAAATTAAATTGAGGCAGGCCGAAGCCTGCCGTATTTTTAGCCTAAAATGCCTTCACGAAGAATACGATTGAAGTCCCAACGGTCCTCGTTCTCAGCAATTCTGTCAGAAATCATTTTTTCTGTAACTGATTCCTTGTATGTACCTTTTACAGTAGGCCAAGTGTTTGCAGCTTCAGGTGATTTCTTTGTTGTTGGTTTTACCAACTCTTCAGAATTGTTCTTGTCAATGTTATGGAATTCCTGAGGATTTGTCATTGAGTTGATTTCCTGTACCATAGCATCCTGACCGTTTGAAGGAGCAGCGCCTTCTTTGATTGCCTTAAGCAATGCTTCGCGTTTTGCAAGACGAGCTTTTGTTGACTCGAGACCTTCCATTACCGGAGCAGCACCTGCCTGTGCGTTAGGATCTGGTGTAGCGCCATCAACAGCAGGAACACCTGCGTTAGGGTCAGCACCTACATCAACTGGAGGCTGAATACCACACTGTGTAGCGAGGTCATTTACAGTTGTCTGAAGTGAAGCAACTGTATCAACGATGTTCTGAGGAACAGCACCCTGAGCAGCAGGATCAGCAATTGCAGCATCAGCAGCGTTTACTGCGTCCATAGCGCCCTGTGTTGCGTCAGCAGCACCCATCATATCATTTTCGTTCAACTTTGTTTTTGCAACAAAGATGTTCTTGCGAGCTTCAAGAATCTTTGAACGGATTTCGTTCTTTGTGTTCTCATCAAGCTTTTTAGCTTCTGTTGGAGTTTCTTTGTTTTCTTCAACTTTGTTTTCAGGAGCAGCTTCTGCACCCTCTTCAATTTTTGTTGAAGGACCAGCGATGATTGTCTTTTCATCTTTTGTTTCTTTAATAACAGTTGGTTCTGTCATTGTTCCGCAAAGGATTGTTCTTTCAATCATTTTCTTCTGTTTTGTTGAAACACCACGACCCATTCCTTTTGACTCTTTGTAGTCACGGAATTCTTTGAGAGTCTTTTCAAACTCTGCTTTCTGAGCTTCATTCATCTCAGTCTTTTCTTCTGCAGGTTTTTCCTCAGTCTTGTTTTCACAATCTTCGTTAAACTTGCCCTCTTTGTAAAGCTGACGGATTTTGTCAATCTCTTTAGCATTTACAACTGGAGAGAGGCCTCTTGCCTTCTTCTCTTCTGAATACTGTTTTACTGCTTCAGTAAATTTCATTGTAAAATCTCCTCGTGTTGTGTGTTTAGTTCAAATAGCATATATTGCACACTTTACACATTATTTTTCAATAATGGGCTTCGCCTTCCACGGTTTGCGAATTCCAATATTAAAATAATTAGTTGTCAACATTTAAAAAGAACTTTTACCCAAACACTTTGACACAATATGAAAAACTGTCAAAATAATTTTTGAACTATAATGGAGGGAATAATAATAAGAATTAAGAAGAAAATTTATATAATTTTTAAACTTTGACCGACTTCGTTTTATATTATTTTTGTAAACAGTTCGATAAGGAGGAACTTATGGCTCATCGTTACGGTTATGCTCGCCGCGAGGCAATCAAGGCTCAGAAAGCCGCTCAGGACGCAAAATTCCTTGAAGATAATGCTGACTTTATCAATCAGATTGTCGTTACAGTAAAGGCGAACACAAATATCGCAGCAGGTAAGTTTGCTGTTGTTATTCGTGAGTCAAAGACAACTTTGAATGAAATGATACAGAGCGATGTAAACGCTTATGTTTCAGATATTATGGAAGGCAAGGAAAAGCCTGAAGATCGACTTTCGTTCTGCGGTATTCAGAATATTTACGACAGCCGCAAGGAAGCTCAGGCACATACTCCTCGTGCTGCAGGATATGAAGACAATCGTTACGGTTGGGAAGGTTGGAAGGAAAGAACAGGCGTTGTTCAGATTACTTCTGACTCAGGAAAGTGGGGAGCAAAAATCTATCCTTCAACTGCAGCAATCAAGAAAGCTGCAATCAAATACGCAAAGTCAAAGAAAGGCTTTGAATACAAGTTTGAAAATCTTCCTCTTTGGTAATAGGAGTTAAATATGAAAGAGTTCAGAATGAGGTACCGCAATCATACTTGTGGTTGGTTCCGTGAATATGGTTGTCTTTACTTTGCTTACGATGCCAAGAAAGCCGATTATATGCAGTATGACAGTCGTGCTTTGGCAGGTCTTAAGAAACTTTTCAAACAGAAAGTTGATGAAATTGAAGGACCAAAAGTAAGAGGTCAGAAGTACCCAACCGAACAGTGGTCTTGTTAATATAATTTGGAAATTACGTTGGCAAATTGTTGCAGCAAGATGTCAACGACAAATAATTTCAAGAGAAGTGACGCTGCTCTGCCTGCAAGCATATAAAGAAGTCCGCGGATTCGTAGCTACCGCGTCAGTCCTAGCGAGGTTCGAAAACTATTTCCTGTAAAGTTTGAGTTCTGCTTCGTGACTCGCGTACAGTGTCTGTTGACATTTGTCGAAAACGAAATGAGAGGACAAAACAAAATCAAAAAACGGCAGATGTAAGTCCGTTGGTATGCTGCGCAGATGTTTAATAGCGGCTGGGCTAAGGTTTTAATTGCACATACCTTTCGTGATGAGTAATTCGTAAGGCTCGTTTGGGTTCAAATCCCAACTCACGAAATACTTCAAAGGGAGATGATGATTGTGATAAGTTGTTATAGCATTTTATCAGTCTATGCAATCCTGTATCTTATTATAATGTCATTAAGAGTCATAGAACTTATTGTTCTGACAGGACATCACAATCTAACCTTTAGACTTTCAAAAGGGAGAAGCTTGTTGGAGACTCAAACTTGTCATTCAGGCTTTACGTAGTTCCGCTCGGTGTTTATAGTGTTTATATATTATTTTATGAGTGGAACGAGGAATGAGGCAATTTGTAAGACCAACTTCCGTTCTGAAAAACCTAGGATAATAACAATCCGATGATGGTTTTCCGGATAAGTTCAAAAAACTTGATTATTTTTATTTTATTTGATTACTTTGCGGCAGCTCAAATAGTTGATGGGCTGCCGCTTTTGTCTTTGCAACTAAATAAAATAAGGAATGAAATATGGACAAGACACAACTTTTTGAAAATATATTGAAAGAAGATAAAGTCACAGATTACGATATGGACGACTTCAAGCAGGAGCAAGAAGACGAAGAGTATGCAGAATACGAAAGACTCGAAAGACTTGAACACGAGCATATTCAAGAACTTATCAGACTCTGCCAAGAAGACCCACGTAATTGTATCGTAACTGATGTTAAGTCAAGATACACTGACAAATATTATACAGAGTCAGCAAAAGTTGTAGCATTTAATACAATTGACGACATTTACGATTATGTTAAAAAGAACTTCCCTGGGCAGACAGGTGTTAAAATTGATTTTGACCCTTATCCTTTCAAAGGCTGCAAGGAAGTACGCATACTCAATGACTTTGACGACTAATGTGTTAATATAAAAATAAAGAGGAATTACATATATGGCAGATTTGGAACTTGCAAGAAAAGAGCTCGCAAAAGTTGGCGGTATTCTCGCTAAAGATATGTCAAATCCAAGAGTTAAAAGTGTTTTGATGAAGCTTAAGGGTATTGACACTGAGCTTAAAAATATTATCAACGGCGTTGAAGAAGAGTTTTCTTTTGACTCTTTGAATGAAGGACAGCAACCACAGCGTCCTGCTGCTAAGCCACAGAAAAAAGTACAGGAGTCTGCATCAAACGATTTCGGTGTTGACCTTGGTGGTTTTGATAACTTTGTAAATCAGGAAGACCCAGACGGCTTTGACTGGAAACAGACAATGCGTGAAGCAAACGGTCAGAATCACGAACAGGACCTTGGAAACTGGAATCCAAACTCAGGTGCTTACGCTGAAACCCTCGGACGTATGATTGATAATACCTAGTCTTAATTGATGCTAGGTTAATATCAATTGTATAGAGGTTAGAAGGTGACTGAGCTTAAGGTCTTAATTAAGAACGAATATGATAAAGCAGTAAAGTATAGAAGCAGCAAAGAGTCGTTTGCTATGCTTTACTCAGGTCAGATTTATACTGACGAATATCTTATCAACAATTTCCCAATCAAATATAAAGTTGAAGAAAGACTTGCTCAGTTAAAAAGTTTGCTTTTCTTTCTCGCTTCAACAAACAACATTCACGATGTAAAAGAAAATAAAGGTATCTTCTTTACTAAAGATACTTTTGCAAAGGCAGGCATCCCGATTGGTAATCCTCAGACAATGCACAATTGGGTTGAAGGCCTTAAAAGATGTGGTCTTGTTTATGTAATCAATAATCATTATCAGTTCGGCCACGGAGATGAAAACTTTTCAAAATTATACGGACTTAATCAGTGTGGTATTGTTCGCTCTTGGCCAAAAGAGTATCATCAGTATCTTGAAACACATTCAGTTGAAGAAAAGCCAAACACAGTTGTTGATATTTCAAAAGACATTAAAGTTGAAGTTTT